TTGAATTAGAAGAATTAAAAAGAACCTATCAAGAAACTGCTGATTACCCAACCAGTACTCAAATCGAATACACTGATGTATTAAAAGTCAAAGCATTTGAGAAAGCACCTTTCTTCAGATTCCTTGAATCCAAAGGCCAAGTATTAGATAATAAAGCAGCAATTGCAGGTTACTTTGATGTTACTGAAGCAGCAAACGGTGCATCATACATTGATGAATTAGAAGATGTTCCTGGTGCAACTAAAGAAACCATCTCAGAGTTAACTGAGAAAATGAAAACCATTGTAGCACCAATCGAAGTGTCTGACTTATCCCGTATGGGTAACACTAAATTCGATATCTTGAAAAGACAAATCGACCGTAAATTCCTTGATGTATTGAACTTAACTGATGTCACTATGACTAAAGGTTTAGGTACCGCTGCAGCTAAAGACTTTAAAGGTATTGAGAAAATCATCTCTACACATACTGATGATTTATCCAGTAGTGAAGGTAAAATCTCCGAGTCTGTTATTGATGACATGTTACGTGACATCTATAATGATAATGGTTACACTGACTTAATGTTAGTATCACCTAATGTTGCTAAAATGTTAAAATCTTTAACTGCTCCGTACAGGAGATTCAATGATAGTGTTGATATTGGTTTAGGTCACAGAGTATTCACCTATGAATCACTCTTAGGTACTCAAATCCCAGTGATTGTTACACCTAACTTCACTGACCCTAACAAACAATCTAATCCTACTGATACTATCGCATTAATCGATTCCAGTTCTTTAGAGTTAAGAAGGTTATTACCCCCAACTCTCTTACAAGGTTTACCTACTCAGAAGTTAGCTGTACGTAATGCTATCGCAGCATTCCAGACTATGATTTGTACTGGTGAATTCTGTAACGGTTTAATCACTGGTATTACTGGATGCGAGTCCAAGTACTACTAGAAAAAGAATGAAAGATTATAGTTTGTCTTTTCATTTTCTTTTTCTAATCTCAAATCTTTTTTTTGAATATGAAAAGTAAAAAGGAGGTTTAATATTGACTTCTTTAGAAGAATTGAAATTTATCATTGACCCTAGATTATATGCTTACTTGGAAGGTTTAGAGGCTAAAGTAGATGGTCGTAAACCTAAAAACCAAGCATATAATAAAGGGAAGAAAGAATAGTGATGGGTGATAATTGATGTTAGATGAGGAAAACCCTACTAATGGGGATGAAACCCCAGTTACTGAAGAGTCCTCAATCATCACTGTTGAGGAATTGCAGAATCGTCTTCGTCTAGCAGGTATTGATTATAGTAAATATACAGATGAAGACCTATCAAATCTTATTGATTTAACCCTAGAAGAAATTGAAGCTGAAACTGGTTTACCTATAACTTACCCCCGTTTAATCGTTGAATATGAAGATTTATTCCGGGGCAAAGTATATGAAACTGATTTTTATCCTATTGAATGTTGTGAAATCCGTTTAGATGATGAATTATTAGAAGATGTTCATCGTATAGACTTGAATCGTGGTATATTCTATTTCAGACCATCATTGACTGGTGATTTGGAGGTGAAATACCGGATACAATACACTAACACTACTGTCCTTGTACCTTTGATTACGGATATGATTATACTAGGAATCGAAGGAGACCCTGTCCATGGAGTATGGAATAGTGTCAAGGAAGGAGATGTGTCAGTAACTTACGGTGCAGGCTCCGGCGGATTACAAGGGAAAGTGGACAGTACATTAGCTAAATTGAAAGGTTACTATACACCAAGAGTAAGACTACTCTAAGAAGGGAGGATTGTTTTTATGGCGTATTACCCTAATATTGACATGGACATATGCTCCTATACTGATACAGAAGAGTTAGATGCTTATGGTAACCCTGTTAAAGCTTATATGTATCGTGAAACAATCAAGGTAGATTTTCAACCATCTAATCGTGGTGACCGTTTAACTGAAGCCGGTGAAATCTTACAGGATACTTACAGGTTATTCATTGATGAGTCTGTTGAAGTAGATCCAACTGATATTTTCCGTGACCCTAGTGGGGATACTTATACGATTATTGGTTCGCCGATTGTGAATAATCGTTTTAAGGTGTCTAGTCATAAACGGGTTGATGTTCAGAGGACTAATAAGCCGATAGATGTATTAGTGGAGGAGTATTATGGTTCTGACAGTAACGGTTGATTGTGAGAAAGTATTGAAAGAGTTGGACGGGGATATTGCTGATGAGAATGGGTTGATTCGTGAATTAACTATGAAATGTACGACCTATTGTAGGCAGGAGGCTCCGAAGGATACTGGGGATTTAGCCGATAGTATTAATCCACGGATAAGTGGTGACTCTGGTGTTGTTAAGACTAATGTTGAATATGCAAGGCATGTGATTTATGGTACAAGTGCTCATGAGATTACGGTTAAGAATAAGAAAGTCTTATCTGACCGTAATAGTGGTAGTACTAAGAAGCAGGATGCAATCTTTGGTAAACGAGTAATGCATCCTGGCAGTCGCCCAAACAATTTCCCTGCTCGTGCAGTCAGGAGAATTAAAGGCGAATTACCATCAACTGCAAGGAAATATGTGAAGGTGAAACAATGATGAAAATGGA